CCGCCTATCAAATGCCGGTCGGTTCCTTCCTCATTCGCCTGGCCAAGCTCAAATTCGGCCAGCTCGATTGGGGCGATGCGATCCGCTCGGAATACATCCAGCGCCGGGTGGCGATCATGCCACCCATCGTCCGCGATGCGGTGCAGGGCCTCGGCTCTGGGAAACCGAACCGGGCGAAATACGCCGCCGCGGAACTCGGGAAAACCATCTCCGGCGCGGATGCCCTCTTTACCGGTGCCACCTACGCGATTTTCTACGATTACCACCTCGGCCTCGCCAGCAAGGCCGGGCTCGCCAACCCGGAAGCCCACGCCCATTCTGAAGCGGAGCGCCTTACCGACCAGGTGGCGCAGCCGGTCCGCTCCGGCGCGCGCTCCTGGATGGAAGTCGCCAACCAGGGCAACCCGGCTTTCCGCGCGCTGTGGAATTTCTCCAGCGATCCCCGCCAGAAAGTCGCGCTCGCCGTCTATGCCGCGATGCGCCGCGACAAGGCGGGCTGGGATAAATTCGCCGGATGGGGCAAGGCCATGACGATCACCTGGCTGGGCTCCGGCGTGCTCGCCGCGCTGATGCGCGCCGCCATGCGCGACATCCGCAACGATGATGACGACGAGTGGTTTGATGAACGGCACTGGGATCCGAAGCGCCTCGGCCTGATGGCCATCAGCGGCCCCTTCGCTGCCGCTCCGTTCCTTGGCGACATCCTTGAGGAGACCACCTACAAGGCCACCGGCCAATACATGCCCTCCGGCGGCCTGTTTTCCGCCGTCAGCAATGTGGCCGGCGTGATCCCCAAGTGGCTCGACGGCGACTTCGAAGCGATGAAGGACGCGGAAACCATCTTCACCGGTGCCGCCGCCGGCTCGGGAACCGCCGGCGCGTTCGCCTCCGGCATGCACATCCTGCGCGATGGTTTGGGAATCATTGAAAACCTCGAAGGTCCGGATTGATCCCGTCCGCGTTTCCGCCGTTTGAAATGGCGGGTGGGGGGATGGCTTGGGAAGGTCCGCCATGGCCGTTTCCACCATCGTTTCCGTCACCCAGTATGCGGGAAACTCCTCCATCGTCACTCCGTATCCGACCGTCTTCGCCTTCCAGGAAGCCAGTTGGCTGCGCGTCTATGTGACCCCGGTGGACGGCGTGTCCACTCTGCTCACGAGTGGCACCCACTACAGCGTCACCGGCGCGGGTGACATCGCCGGCGGCAACATCACCATGCTGGCCCGCTATCCGGCCGCCACCACCATCACCATCGCGCGCCTCACCCCGCCGACGCAGCTGCTCGACATGGAATACAACGACCGGCTGCCCGCGCAACTGGTCGAGGACGCTCTTGATAAACTCACCTTCGCGGTGCAGGAACTCGTCGGGGATCGGCCGTTGCGCTTCCCACCCACCGAACCGCTCGCCAACGATACCGAACTTCCCGACCCCTCCGCCCGCAAGGGATGTGTGGTCGGCTTTGACGCCGCCACCGGCGAGGCCGTGCTGATGACGCTGCCCATCCCGGTGGTGCCGGTCGCCGCGCCGGACGCGGGAACCTACGTGCTCGCCTCCGTCAATGGCGTGCTCGGGTGGAAAGGCACGGTGAACTGCGCATGATTTTCCCACTCAATGCCGGCCGCCTGCTGCTCGCCGGCGGCCTTGTCTCTTGCCAATGCTGCCCGCCCGCCGAAGAAACCTTCGAACTGGCGATCAAATACGGCTGGGAAGGCACCGGCCAGGTGGATCTGGACACCAAGACGGTCTTCCTCAGCGAACAAGTCGGCTGGAAGTGCGGATTCGGCGGCACCTACCTGGCCTGGCTGGAAGGCGGCAGCCCATGCGTTGAAGGCAGCTGCGACGACACCACCCTCAACGGCTTCGAGCGGGTGGACGTGCGCGTGGATCTCGCCCGCACCGCGGCGCTGTGGACATCCTCGGTGAACATCGAACTCTTTGCCGGTTGGTTTTCGCCCGCAGGCGGCACCGGTCCCGCCACCGTCACCGTCACCTACAACGGCGTCACCGACTCCAAAACCATCACCCCTGGCACCCAAAGCGGCTGCGCCGCCACCGCCGTTGCCACCATCACCGTCTATGCCGATGGAACCTTCGATCTCGTGTGAACACCTCACTGAACAGTCCTGCGCGCTCGGCCTCTTTGGTGGCCGCCCTTACGCTCGCAACTGCGCGGCCTGCCTGGCCGCCGGCGAGAACACTCCCGCCTACGCCGCCACCCTTTTCGCCGCCCATGCCAATTCCCACCCACCCCACCGGCCGCCGCACTCCGGCTGCTGTGACCCGCCACCCGTGACCCCATGAGAACCGTCTCCGCCACCGCAGAAATCGCCGCAACCGGCTTCTTTAACGAGGCCGCCCTGTCCGCTGCTAGCGCCCTGACCTCAGAGGGACTTGCTGACGGACACCGCTCCGCTGCCGCCACCTCTGCCGACGCCGCCATGAACTCGGCGGCGTCGGCAGACAATTTTGCAGATGCCGCACTCAGCTCCGTCGTCAATGCTCAAAGCTCCGCCAACGCTGCCAACAATTCCGCTGACGCCGCCCTCGGCCACGCCAATGCGGCGTCCGGCTCGGCAGGCGAAGCTGCTGGGTCAGTCGCATCCATCTCCGGCTTCGCGGACGCTGCCAGCGATTCCGCAGACGCCGCCGCTGGATCAGTCGCATCCATCTCAGATTTTGCGGACGCTGCCAGCGGCTCCGCAGACGCCGCCGCCCAGTCCGTCATCGACGCTGCTGATGCGTCGAGGCTCACGCTTGGCACCGTCACGACCTCCGCCCCCGGAGCAGGCGGCAGCGTCACGATTACCGGCGCAACAGGAGCGCAGGTGCTGAATTTCGTCGTCCCGCAAGGCCCCCAAGGCGTCGGCCCGGTAACCATCGCCGACGCCGCCCCGACATCGCCGACCGATGGGATGTTAT